CTCATTTGTTCTGCTCCCCACCTAGCAGGACTCGGCCGGCAGCGGGGGGAGAAGGGACCGCATAAAGGCGCCGAGAGCATCAGCGTCCTGCCTATGGCGGAACGCGTGCATCAGGCCGACCATCGCCTCCTCCGTCGGCGCGGACATGTACTTGTACAGTGCCTTGCCGACAGCCTCGTGGATGGGGCCGGATCGGCGCCAGCGGTGCGAGCAGAACGAGAAGTCGCTCAGCACCTGCTCACGCACGTCGCGGAGGGTCTTGCCCAGAGTCGCGTAATGCGACATCGGGTCTTGCCCGGGAGGGAGGGGGCGCTCCGCAGAATCATCGCCGTTGGCGATGATCGCGGGCTCAACCCCTGCCCTCCGCGCGACGATCGCGTGGTTGAAGCAGCGGTTGGCCGAGTTGTCCATGGACGTCGTGTAGAAACCCGACGCCCAGACCCCAGGGCCCGTGTCAATGAGATGCCCAGCAGATGTCATCAGGGGAGCGCGGGCCCACACTAGGTAGGTTGCGCTCACGAGCTTCTTGTACTGTGCCCGCGCGAACATAGTCCCGCAAGCACCCCTCTTGCACAGCTCGATGAGGTTGTAGTAGTCCCACTCTTGAATCGTCCAGTCCCACCCGGAGACGTCGCACGTAACGACGTCCTCGGGGAGCTTCAGGCCATCTAGGAGAGCCACCGCGTGGTAGTCTTCCATCCCCAAGCCCGGCTTCGCCGGAATGTGAGGCCACCTCCTCTTCCACTCCGCCTTACGGCTCCGGTGGAGGAAGCGTGCAATCAGGTTGTCAATGAAGCTGACCCCAAAGATCAGCCGGACTCCACCACGAACGAGTTTCCTCGCCTCGTGGGGCTCCTTCTTCCCAAAGATGCGCAGCGCGTCGACTAGCCACGCGCGCAGCACCTCCTCAGCTGTCATCGACTCGATCGACTCCGCGCGAAGCAGCAGGAGGATCCGAGTCATCGCCATCTCGATCACCACGTCACGCACCTCGACGAGCTGCCGCGCTGCCGTAAAGAACGCCTGAAGTGGCACTCCCACGGTGGCGGCCGGGTTCGTCTTCAGTGCTTCATCGAAGCATTCTCCGAGTTCGACGCGGGCTTGCCGCGCCCACCCCGCCTCGTCCTCTTCTTCGGCGCAGGGGACTCTCCAGTCCCCGGCGCCTCCGTCCTCGAGCTGTCCGTAGAACCAGTCGACGGCGTGCTTGCGCTCGGAGGGGGACGGCTCGCCAAAGCCCAAAGAGGCTTGAGCGAGCGCGGCGGCACGGGCGGCGGCTTCACGCTTGGCGAGCTTCGCGCGGACTGCGTCGAGCTCAGCTTCTGCGGATCGGTCGGGCCAGCCGTACCCGGCGACCTCAGGACAAAGGGCTTCACCGGCGGAGAGGACCGCTCGAGAAGGACTGCCTTGTGGTGCGGGCTCACTGCGGCGCCGAAACGCTGCGTGCGCGCGACCGAAAGACCCGTCTGCTTCGGCCGGGCCCCAGACGAGGGCCCAAGCCGAAAACCCCGCTCATTAACCTC